AGCTAACTTAGCACCTTCTTTTCCAGCTCCACCAAATATCTTAGACATAATATTAGGCTTGGCTGCAGTCTCAGCTACAGCTCCGGCTTCTTTTCCAGCTCCACCAAATATCTTAGACATAATATTAGGCTTGGCTGCAGTCTCAGCTACAGCTCCGGCTTCTTTTCCGGCTCCACCAAATATCTTAGAGAATATATTAGGTTTGCTCTCAGCAACTTCGGCTACGGGTGCTTTTACTCTTCTTCCTGTTTTGGTATCAACATGATATTCTCTTCCGCGAACATCAACGCGCTTTTCTATGGTTGGCTTTGCGCCCTTTCTTTTGCCGCCTTTACCACCTCCAAACATATCCATGATATTATCAAGTATATTACCACCACCGCCACCCTTGCCGGCAGCAGCTTCGGCTTCTTTTTTCTCTGGCTTATCTTCTTTTGGTTTATCTTCCTTAGAGAATATATCACGAAGCTTATCTAATACGCTGTCATCTATTTCGGTAATCTTTACCGCAACAGTCGTCTTATCTAGATCAGGAGAAGCATACTTAGACTGTGATTCGACATATGTGTTATTTAAGTCTTTTTCTCCACCAGAACTATTATCAGAAGACGGCTTGATTGCTTTCATATAGTCTGGAACATCAGACTCTTTGGCCATACGATTTTTATTGTCTTGATCGTGCCATCTACCAGTCTTTTCGTTGTACTTTAATTTAGACGGAGATCCACTTTCAAGTTCTAGTCTCTTAGCCTCAATGTTCTTATCTACCTGAGCCTGCGACATATTAGGATTATTAGACTTGACTACGTCTTCATATTTTCTAAGATTATCTGCAATGACTCCGCGTCTTCGATCTTCACCGAGATACTTTATAGCTTTGAATGGATTGATAGATCCTAGGTCTCTTAGTAGACCTCTCTCTTGAACTTCACCATATTTATTTTTAGTACCATGCAAGAGATCTTTAGTGTTCATCTTGATGGCTTCTTTTAGAGTAGGAACTCGTTGTTCCTCATATACCTTAGCAGCTGGAGCACCATTATTAGAGGCACCAGTGCTTTCAGGCTTCTTGTCTACTAATTTTGTTAATTTTTCTATAGCTTTAGTCAGCTTGGTTAAGCTGTTTTCTAGTTTATCGGCAGTAGTTTTTGCTTTTTGTTCATCACCCGCCGCTGATGCTAATTTTGGTAAAGGAGTTTTAGACTGAGACTCAGCTGTCGCAAAGTTTTGCGTAGCTGCAGCCGAAGAAGACATTTTATCCAGAAGTGCTATAAGATCTTTTGGTGCTGGAATTTTATTTTGATCTACCCATATACCCTTTACACGAGTAAATTTCTGTTTGCCTATTGTGACCGGTTCCATTATTCGACGGTACCTTTTGATTTTCCCCACTCTCTAACAGCAAATGCTGCCGCAGCTGAAGTTATCAATGCGGCTAGACCAGTTAGATCTGGGGATTGTTTGATCATGAGAGGAAGAATTACGCCATGGACTAGAACTGATCCGGCGATACCTATACAGGTAATCGGTCTCCACCACTTACGAATCAAGCATAGGACTATGTTCATTACGACTTCTATTCTTTTTAGCGTATTCATGTCAAGCCCTATTGCTGTGCGTTTAACCTTTCATTCTCTTCTTCGATATGATTCTGTAAGAGTCCAACATAGATATCTCTTTCAAACGGAATCATATCTTCAATATCAGTTATGCTATATTTATGGAATTGAATCAGATTAAAGTTTAGTATGTAGTAGTTAGATAGAGTACTATGACTGACGGCTATTGAAAAAAATCGTCTATACCATCCAGAGTTATGGTCTTCTCTGTCCCTTCTGAATCTTTATAATGTAGTTCGTGACGAAGTACTGGACTAGTTTCAAAGAACTTAGTTATATCGTCGAACGCTTTAGATGGAAGAGACTCAATAAATTCATAGATTTCATTCTGAGCATAGTTACTAGATTCATATGCGTTATTTTCATCGTATATAGTCGCTATGCAGTTAGTTATAATCTCAAAAATGGCTTCTGGATCTTGAAAATTAATCTTCATGCTGTCTAGAAGTTCTATGGTAGGATACTTCATAATCATTCCAAGAGTATCATTGATCTTAATATTCGGATCATGCTCTTCGTTAAAAGTGACTTCGATTTCATCTAAATCTACTTCAAAGTCATAGATCTTCTGATCAGTTAGATCTCTATACTTAAGTTCTACAATATTTCCAACTGACTTAGCTCGTATCTTTAAGAAGCAGTACTCTAGATCAAACGGAGGAAGTAGACCTATATCTTTAGATAGATTTAAGCAACAGTTGTTGACGATCTGTCTCATAGCTCTGATGCGATCCTTGGGATCTTCGCTTTCTTGAGAAATAAGTAAGATCTTTTCTTCTCTGACCGTAAAAGGTCTAAAATTGACCGACTCTTTTGTAGACGGCATAGTCAATTCGAATATTGGATGAGTAATTTTTGGTAGACTCATGATATACTCCTAGTGTTCAATTATTTGTTAACAATTATTGGTATTTGTGGAAGTCTATTGTTTGAAGCCGGAGATGGAACAACTGGATCTGGGCCTTTACTTTCTTGAATAAGATTTTCTATTTTGTAAGTAGAATATTTGAAATCTGCTTGCACGGTGACTACGTCTTCAAATGCTCCCCAGTTTAATGCTATATCTTGTACACCTGCAGGATACACCTCATCAAAAGTATATTTTACGATTGCGTTTCCTTCCGGATCAAAGTGTATTACCGTTGCTTTAGTAGCGTATTCTGACTTATATGGAACTCTAAACGCAGAATCGTTGATGGTAAAATCTACTGGAAACATATAATTCAACCATTCTTTTAATGCTGTCAGAGTCTTTCCTTGACCATCACTATAAAATGTCACACTTAAATCACCAAAAGATATATTGATTGGAAATGCTTCTTTGTATGATACCGTAGATCTTCTTATCTGAGTAGTATCCATATTAATAGATGGAATATTAGCAGAGACTGCCATCATCGTAAAATGATTAGCATTATATTTTGTTTGCAAAAATTCAGGAAGAACTATTTGAAATTCAAAATGTGTTCTTCTACTTATTCCATTAGATATTCCAAGCTTACTAACAAACTCTTTTACGTTAAAAGCCATTAGAAAATAGCTCCTCTGCTATCTGCCCAAACTTGAATATTTGAAGCGCCCTTAAATTGCTCTGTCGGCAAAAATAGAGCAATATCCCACGTATTTGGATCAACATATACAAATTTAGATCTAAATTGAGAATAAAGATAGCGCTTTAAGCACGGTTTGAAGTATTTGAACTGAGATGCACCACGCAATAATTGATAACTAAGCTGAATTTTGGCTTTATCTGTTAGTTTTGGATCAGTATTTAGAGTATAAAGCGAATCCATGAGCATTGCACGCAAATTTGGTTGCAAATAGTGAAAATTTAGACCTAAAAAGCCATCATCAAGTAATCTAACTGGAAAAATGATCGGAAATGCGTCGTAATAGGGCAAAGTGTCCTTATGCTTAGCGTCGTAAGCGAACATATACATGCTTCCGGGCTGTACTGATGTTCTTATTTGACTTTTTTCGCGTAAAAGTCTATCTCTTGACACAGAAGTGAACTGTTTTGCAGTATTTCTATACCATTTAATGGCTTCGTCGCTCTTTCCAGCCACGAATCCGCGCGAAGAACCCCTCTTTAGAATATCACTAAAAATATATTTGTTAGTAGATGCTGCGAGAGCCATTAAAAGTTAAGTCCTAAATCTTTTTCTGTAACGACGATAAATTTCCAGCCTCTCGACGCGCAGAAAGACCGTGCATAATCCCATTTAGTCTTATTTATAACGTAAGTCTTGACTTCGGTAAGATAACGATTTCTGTTTTTGCCTTGTTTTGGCTCTTTCGTCTCTTTGAGCGGCTTTATCTCTATGATAGACTCTGATATAGTTCCATCCGGATTTTTGCTTTTCACATAAAAGTCAGGAAAATATCTATGAATTCTTCCGTCGAGTGGAGATCTATATGGTATTACTATCTCTTCCGAAGCCCAACTTATGACAGTTTCATTTAGATCTAATTTAGACATGAAAAAAGACTCCCACCGACTTCTATAAATGATGTTGGTTGGATCACCTTTGTACTTGCTTGGATTCTTTGGTTTGAATAGACCTTTATATGCCATGAAATCACTATAAATAATAAGCTACGTATATTTATTCTTCGGAAGTAAGATGGCCCATCCAGAGTATTTAATAGACAAAAATAGAAAACAGACTCAGACAGCGCCTTTGGCTTTTCCAAAAGACGGCAGTATAAACTCGCATCAGACTATGATTAGCCTTCAATCATATCAAAGAGGAAATCCAAGATCTCCTCCTACAAAAATTAATCCTAGAAATATATTCTTGCCACTTCCAATGTCTGGAATAGAAGATAATATCTCTCTGCAATACCAAGATGTTCCTCTCGGTGCAGTCGGAGGTATACTATCTCCAGCAAAAAGTGCGGCTGGATATGCTGCAGGAGCTGCGGTTGCTGCTGGACAATTTGTAGCTGGGACTGCTCTGGGCGCAGCAGGGGACGTGTTAAGCGAATATGCTACTAGTGCTGCTCAAAAAGCCGGTTCGGGCGCCGCGGCTGTGACACAAAGAGTGTTGCAGTCTGGACAAAAAATGGCAGAACAAGCCAAAGAAGCTGGAGCTCAAAGCATAGGCCTAGCAGAAAATCCAAACATGTCTCTATCTTTTCAGGGTGTAGAACTTAGAACACACACCTTTACTTGGAGACTGATTGCAAAATCACGTGAAGAAAGTTTAGAAATAGAAAATATAATTAATACGCTAAAGCTGAATGCTCTGCCAAAAAAACTATTTGGTGCAGGATTTCATTTGAGCTATCCTTCGATAGCCATGATTAACTTTTTCCCAGCTAATCTTATTAAGATTAGTGACTTAGGCTGCTTCATAACCGGAGTGAGTGTAAAGTATGACGGCGATGGTCATCCAGTATTTTTCCAAAATCAAAAGCCAGTAATAGTAGATCTTACGGTTTCATTCAAAGAGCGCGCTATTCTTACGGCTGATGATTATGAAGCTACCAACTCTATAGGACTGGTATAATGAGTGGTTATTTTTCGGCTTTTCCATCTATAACATATGATAATTCTACTATCAAGAATATCACTCTCAGAGCCAACATAGTAGAAAGCTTTAAGCGCGATGTAAGAAATTTTTACACATATACTATAAAAGATGGAGAGACTGCTGACTCTGTGGCATATGACTACTATGGAGATTCAAATTATGTCTGGATCATATATTTGGTCAACAATATAATAGATCCATACTATGAATGGCCGTTGAGTACAGTAGAGTTTGAAAATTTCATCATAAACAAATATGGAAGTCTGGCCGAAGCTAAAGAGACTGTCGAATACTATAAAAAGATTCCAGTCACGTACTATGTAAATGACACTACAAACGATTTTATATTGGCTTCTTTATATAATCCTGCAGTCAACGGATATGGTTGGACTAAAGTCACTATAGACGATGATATAAAAATTTCTAGCAGTACAAATCCGGATCCGGCAGTGTGGCAAGAAGTAGACGCTTACACATACGAATTAGAGGCAAATGAACAAAAACGTTTCATAAAGCTGCTAGATAATTCTTTTATAACTACTATCGATAGACAATTGAAAGATATTTTGAATGGCTGACTCAGTTCAACCTGGTAGTTATGGCGGCTTAGGCGCGCTAGAACAATTATTAGTAATTCTTAAAAATGTTGATGGAAGCGCATCTATCAATATAACTAGTCAGGTTTTGAATCTTTCAATATATGAGGATATCTTTTCTCCTACAGTCTATGGAGAAGTGTCTATAAAAGACGCAACAAATCTATTGAACGGCGAAGTTCAACAAGGAGCCGATTTTGGATTTCCAATAGTCGGCGAAGAATATCTAGAAATAACATATAAGGTCACAGGCCAAGAAGCAGTGGTTCGCAGATTTGCAATATACTCTATTAAAAACATTTCATATGATGCAAATCTTAAAGCTAGAAACTATGTCTTAGCATTTTGCTCAGAAGAACATCTCATAGACGCTACGACGACCGTACAAAAGAGCTGGAAAAATACTGCTATAAGCGATATGGTCAAAGATATTTTAGAAAAATATCTAAAGGTGAATGATACTTCTCCAAATGGAAAGGGAAAAAAGATCTATAAAATTCAACGAACTAGAGGTCCACAAGATCTTATTGTTCCAAGACTAAGTCCGCTTGAAGCACTAAAGTTCTTTGCCAGAAGATCTATAGCAGAAAAGTTGTTTACTTCCGGATCATACATATTTTTTGAAAATAAAGATGGATTTAATTTCTGCGATATTGAATTTTTGATTCAAGCTGGCCGTCAAAAAAGAAAAGCCAATCCAGAAATCTATACGTATAAACA